TTTTATACTCGTCTCTCATTATCTTACAGAATACCATCCTAGCGTATACATAGTCTCTTTCTCTAGTGTTTTCTTTTACATCTAGCCCTATATAAAATAGTATTCTTTGTCTAATATAATTAAGGTCTCTCTCTCTTCTTTCTTGTCTCTCTTTCTTTAGTTGTTCTTTTGTCATATTAAAATAATTCTGTTTGTTGTACGTTTTGTTTTTTAATAATTCCTATTGCAGTTTCTAATATTGTTTTACCTGCTTCATAATCTACTAAGTTTCTTGCTATTTTTCTTATATCTTGTTTGCCCTTGTATTTATAAAAATTATAATCGTGATAAGAACACAAACTTTTTACAATTTCTTTCGATGTACCTCTACTTAATTGTGGGTTTTTTCTTTCCCCTATGTTGTTTGGTAATTTGAAATTTGTCCAATACAAATGTCTACCTCTTTGGTTTGCTGCTATTAATGGCTCATAATAAGGTATAACGTTTTCAACTACATATTTACCATCAAACCAATTATCTAAAAATATAATTTCTTCATAAAGTTTCATATCGGGATATTTCATTTTCCAAACCTTATTAGTTTTCATTGAATAATTAAACCTACTATGTGTAGGGCAAGGTGGGCTACTCCATATAAAGTCAAACTCTTTGTAATGGTCTAATAAGTATTGGTGCGCATCTGCTACTATTACCTTATCATTAGGGAAGCGTTCTTGGTATAGTCTTGCAAGTTCTTCATCCCATTCCACTGCTGTTACCTCAACATCTGTAACCTCATCCCACTTGTATCTATTGCCACCTAAACAAGCGTATAAGTTTAGTATTTTTATTGGCTTATGCATTATTGTATTTTTGTAAATTCTATAGTATTCCTGTTATAGTAAAGTCATTTACATCAAAGTCCTCTCTTTTGTACTCCTCATATGTTTCTAAGGCTCTTTGTACTTGCTCCTCTCCTACTTCATAAAACTCTTTGCTTACATCCCATACAGCTATGTCTAGATTCTTTTTGTCTATACATAGGAATTTAAAGTCCTTATAGCTACACTTAAAAAGCTCACAGTAAATATACACTTGTAAAAAGTAACGAAACTTATAGGCTGATCTATTAAAGTTCTTTACGTCTATAGTTGTTTTTAAATCTACTATACCTCCAGAGTTTTTTAGGATGTCTGCTTTTGCTCTGAACGGATAGCCAAAAAGTGTATCTACTGCTGGTATTTCTGTTCTACTATCTCTCATCAGCTCCATAGCTCTAGAGTTTTTACTCATAGCATCTACTAGCCTCTCACAGTCATCTCTTTCTTTAGCTGTAAACACATCTGGATACTCTGCTTTAGCATCTTTAAACTTTTTAGTATTCTTGCTCTGCACATCTACAAAGACAATATCTTCTAGCTTCTCTGGCTCTAGGAGGTAGGTATGAAATAACCACCCATCTCGAAGGGCTTGAGAGCTTGACTCGTTTCCGTAAGTCATAGCGTAGTGATAGCTTTTAGGACTATCTAGTAGCAGCTTTAAATTACTAGATGAGAAGGCTGCCTTACCTAAGTAGCCATAGTAAAACTCATCTGAGTATGCGTTATCTATTAGTTCTTGTTGTTCGTGGATAGTATTATCCAGTAGTTTTATCTTCATATTTGTTTTCTAATTGTTCTACCCTTACTTTAAAAGCTTCTACCTTAAGATACATCTCAGTAACTAGCCTCTCTAGCCTAGCTATTCTTTGTACTTGATTTAGTTTGTTTTTCTTCATTACTATATGATAGCATTATCTAATTGCTGTATGAGGTGTCTTATCTCACTTCTCTCAAACTTACCACTGATCTCAGCATTATAAGTCTTAAAGGATAGATGATAAATATCTTTTTCTGTATCCCCTTTTTTTTCTTTTTTACCTAAATACTCAATCTTTAAATCAAATTTCATTTCTCTAAACGTTTAAGCTCTACTACTATAAAAAATAGTCCTAAAGCAATTAATAATCCTACTATAACCATAGTTAATAATTTACTTCCATAAATTCAGCGTGTTCTTTGCAATCTGAGCATATATCTGTTTCCATCCATCTCTCTGCACCACAGCACTCAGAAACCCAGTAAAACTCTTCATTAGGCAAATTCTTTGCTCTTATCCAATCTCTAATTGGTTTCGGTAATCTAAATCTCATAACGTAGTTTTACAGATTGCCACCAGCTCATATGCTGATATTCTTTCTCGGTAAAGACATAAACCCTACCCTTACTGTTAGTAATACAGTGTAATCCAGTACTTAATACTTTGTGTTTCATTGTTCTATGTGTTGTTTAATTAATAATTCTTTTATCTCTTCTAACTGATTCGCATCTAGTAGATTGTAGATGTCTTGAGTACCTACGAATATTGAGAATAAATCTACATCTGGAGCTGAGCCTACATAATCATTAGTCTGCTTCTCTCCATCATAAAAATTATACTCTACCCATAGGGTTACATCATTTAGCTTTACTTCTGTCATCATTAAGTTTTAAGTTAAAGTTATCGTCTCTTAGTTTCTTTAGCTGTTTCTCTAAAACCATATTGTTCATCTCTACATTGTTAGTATAGATATACATCTCATAAAGGCACTGAGCTAAAGAATCTAGTGTTTTGTTGTCTGGCTTAGCCTCTTTCCACTTAACAAACTGATTAGCCACAGCCTCAAAGTTTGCTTCAAATAGTTGTTTTTCTAGTATGTTCACTTGTTATCATTATTAAATTGCTTACAATACTACAAAATTGTTTATAACTTTCCAAATTAATTAACAATTATTTTTTTTTGAAGTACTCATCCCATACTCTAGGCTCATCCTCTTGATACCTATTTACCACCGAAGCTTGAGACTCTGTAAGCATATATACTTCTTTTTTTACTTTAGTCTTATCCCACATAGTTGTTTTAGGACAGTTGGACTCTTCTATAGTAGGCATCTCTATTTTATTCAACCAGTATAGATAATTCCCTTTAGGATCATTAACAAAGTATATTTTAACCACATCCTCCTCTAAGCCCATTAGCCTATCGTATTTGGCTTTTTCTAGCATTTTTGTGTCGTAGTACTTGTTTCTACATTTAATCTCTACAACAGCCTTAAAACGCTTTGGTGTGTATCCACGAGCATCATAAAAGGTATTCTCATCCCCACACCATTCAAGATCCCAACCATCAAGATTGAGTAAAGCTATTAGAGATTTTTCGTATTTTTCTATATTCATTCTGTTGGTTTCTCTATACTCTCAAAGTGAGCATTAAGTTCGTTTATCCATCTTTGGTATGTTTTGAAGTTACAAGATGTACAAGATGGTTTCTGGTACTTTTTTTTATATACTTCTGAATAGTATCTAGCTATCATCTCAAACTCTTGAGCAGTAACCTTATTGGTTTTTTTCTCTCTAAACTGATCCCAGTTGGTGTATTGTTCTAAAGTCATTTTCTATTAAAATAATTATCTAGTTTATCTCTTCTCTCTTCACAGCCACAGTCCTCTCCCCATATCTTTTTAACTATCCACTGTATACCTATAGCTTTAAATATCTTCTCTAGTAAAGTCCCTACTTTCATTTATTTGTTTTTTAATATGTCTCACTGTATTATATAAAGAGTAGTAGCTTATACCAGTTTCTCTGCTAAGCTGTGTTATCTTTTTACCATTCTCAAAAACTTCTTCGTATATAGTTTTATAGTATATCTTTTTTAGTACCTCGCTATCATAGTCTAACTCTTCTGCATTATGATCAATATAGTTTGACTCTAACCAATTACTAATAGCTTTTATCTTATCATCATAATTAGGCTCTGTGTACTCTTCTACCTCTGCCTCTGGTAAATAATCTAATTCTAGAAACTCTACTTGTTTTTCTTTCCTCTTTAAATCAAATACCATATTCCTAAGCACTACATAGCACCCATAGAAATTATGGCTATTCTCATCATAAAAGTAATCTTTGTATTGCATTTTTATGTAAAACTCTTGTACGATATCTTTTGCAGTATCTATGTTGCATCCTAAATCTAAGACATACCCTATCCATAGTCTTTGGTATTTGAAGAGTTTACTCAACATCTCTAGTATAGGATAAAGAGATTAGTAGTATGCCTAGCATTAACTGATATATGACTCTCTTACCTTCCTCTTTGTAGGTTTCATCATACAGTATTAAAAAACCAAACCCAGTAATAATACTAAATTGAATGACTGGACTGTACTGATCAGTATAAGCTATTAAAAATATTATTAATAATACTAGGCTGGATAGTAAATAAAATAGCATAACTTTAATTTTTTCTTAAAGCTACGAATTTTTTTTAAACTTTTTTTAAGAATTGCTGAGCTTTGACATCCTCACTTATCATTCTAAGTATAGGCTGTGCATTAATTTCAAACCCTACATTATTTTTCATAGACCTCAACTGTATAGGCTCATCCATACTAGTAGGTCTCCCACCAGTCTCAACCTCTTTAACTTTTCTAACGTGTATATGAGTAATCATAAAGTCACTAGGATGCTGTATATATCTATGTACTACCCAGAAGTCATCAGCTCTGTTTACAAACTTACCACCGCCCTCAACATCACTAGCCATAGGAGGTATGGGGTATCCAGCGTATTGATGGTCAATCCTATGCAACATCCTAATAGCTCCAGTGTTTGCGTGAACATTAAGCCATATAGATATATTATTGTTTTTACAGAATAATCTAAACTCAGTAGTAGCTTGATAGTCGTACTCGTGACCACCTAAGCTCTTCATTAGTTTCTCATCCTTTGCTAGTGAGTTATATGGATCTATCATAAACCCATCATAGTCCCAAGCGTTTTTATACTGTAAACCTAATTGTAATAAATCTCTATAAGTGTAAAGCTTCTCTGGATCTATTATCTTAAAGTAATCCTCAATGAAGTCTGTGCATCTTATAAACTGCTCTTCATCTATTAAGTGTATTGGTTTCTTAGCTAGATACTCTACTAGCTTTCTTATTATACTGTGAGGCTGGTTTTCGCTTGAGAATACTAACCATCTCTTATTATGCTTAAGTGTATAGCACAGCATTAAAAATAATACTGCTGAGGTCTTACCTACATTAGCTTGACCTAGTATTACGTTGAAACCATTAGGCTTAAATCTTAAGTACTCATCTATGTCTGGAATATCTAATTTTAATCCCTCCTTGATGCTACCATTTCTTATCTGCCTTAGCTTCTCTAGTTGTTCTTTATAGTTTATCGTCATAGTTCAAAAAAAAGGCTACCCAATTAAGAGTAGCCAAATTAACAAAATTAAATTAAAAAGGCAAATCTGCACTCTCTCTGTCTGGCATATGCTCCTTAGCACTTACTGGCTCTTTCTTTGGAGATTCATATACCCTAGCATAAAACTTGTTAGGATCTTTAGATGCTCTTAGTACATCAAATTGTAAGTATCCTTTATTAGCTTCTGCTTTGTGTTTGTTTTTCTCAATCCACTCTACCATCTCTTTAGCATTAAAAGAAACATTAGTTACAATAAAATCTAGCTTAGAGCTTCTAGGAAATAGGAAGTTTAAAAATTATATATCTTTCATAATTATTTAGTTATCCAGTTAAACATTATCTCTGCATCTTCTATAACAGACTGCACATCACTTGTACCTCTAGATGCGTGAAGCTCTGAGGATGCTTTAATACAAGTTTGCTTAATAATTGAAGTCTGTATACTGTCCTTACTACTAGCGTTTCCACTAGAGTTATTGCTGTAGCTTTTATTAGAGTAGTCATCTCTAACTAGCTTAGCGTTCTTCATCTGCTGATTTGAAATTGTATACTTAATCTCATCTCCGACAGATGCTTTAAAATCTCCCTTTGCAAAGAAAGTGTAAGCTTCCCCATCTGCAAAAGTTACTAGGTACTTGTTCATACCATTCCACTCTCCATTAGTGTCAATGTACTTGATTCTTCCGTTTTTCATAAATTAAAATATTAAAGGTTATTATATAGGTTTCTTTCTCGTTCTACTTCTAGCTTAGCTTCTAGCAGTCTGACTCTTCTTTCTAGAGCTTCTACCCTAGCATTTAAAAAGTCTATTGTCTCTGGAGTAGATACTCTCTTTATATCTTCACTATGAGTCATCTCTAAAAAAGGTATAAGGACTAGTTGGACTAGATAGTAAAAATTGCAAGTCTATGATCACATAATACTTTAGCTGTGATACATACTGCTCGTTTTCTAGAGCTATAAGAGTACTAGATACTAACTCTGTATAGTCATCTGATTTTTGGTTTAGCCTTTTAAGGTACTCTGGCTTGAGTCTTTGTAGTAAATTCATATAGTTATCATTAAAATTCCTACCAAAGCTACATAAAAATATTTAATTAACAAAATAGTAAACAAAAAAAGAGCATCCATAAGGACACTCTTCTCTGAACAATGATAACAAACTTAAAAATTAAGTTGAGACAAATTTACGCTATAATAACCTTTCTACCAAATCTTGATAGTATTTTATTTTTGCCTCTAATTCTGTGTTATCAATCTTTAAAGTCTCTCTGCTTTTTTGTAGCATCGCATCAGCAGTACCATCTCCATACTTATTATTTAATCCTACAGAAAATTTATACTGCTCTCCATATCTAAAAACATTACATCCAGCACACTGGACTTGACAGTTAGTCTCATCCCATCTAGTACTAAGATGCTTTCTAGACATAAAGTGACCATTCTGTAGCTTCTTCCAGTGATCTACCTTACCACAAGTAAAGCACTCACTATTATAATTCTTAGACTCCCTAAGCCTAATATACTGTGAGAATATCTTATCTAGCTTATCTATAAGTCTTTTTCTAGTACTTTTTTTAGCCATACAACAAAAGTAAATCTAAAGTTTCTAAAAATAAATTTGGATATTAAAAAGTATTTTCTATATTCTATACTATATAGTACTATATAGATACTACTCTATAGTAGATACTATATAGCTACTTCTATATAGTAAATTCTATATATATAATACTATATAGTAGATACCATATCTCTGGTACAAGGTACAAAAAAACCCCTACATTTCTGTAAGGGTTAGTTTATAGAATATTAAATAAAAGTTAGGTGGTCTGTTAGGGTGTTAGGCAACTTGATAGGGATGCCATACCCTCGTAGCTATCAAACTACTTTATTTCTTCAACCTTTAAAGAGAGCTTCTCTCTTCCTTTGCTAATGTTTATTGTCTTGTTGTTTATGTATAACGCTCTAATGTTGTTAAGCTAACACTCCCATTGGAGTACTGGGCATCTATCCCCCAGACCTTTATACACTCGCTTCTCAAATAATCAGATACTCTTTCAATCTGTTTCACACTCTTGTTGTTTAACCTCGTATTAATCTCAACGAGCAGCAATTGTCCTTATATTCAATATTCAATATGTCAATTAACGTTGTACTATTTTTTGTACACTACAAATATACAATACTTTTTTAGTTATAAACAAATAATAAACATATTTTAACAAAACTTTAACATTTAGTTGTGCTTGTCTATGTAACTATTTCTTCCAGTGTTTTGTAATTTTTTCTGCGGATCTCATTCCGAAGTATCCACCATAAACTAATAGCAGTAAACTAGATAGTAAATCTATCCATCCAGAGTCTATTTTAAAGCTCTCTAAAGAGCTATCAAGTATTATGTAAAGGAATAGACTAAGCGTTAGGAATGCGAGGCTTAGAGGTCTTATATTTTTACTTAACCAGCTATCAGAGTTCATATCAGCTACCCATCTCTTAGTAGACTCTTGCATCTCAATCATATCATACCTAAGCTCCTCTAGTAGAAGTTGTTTATCAGTTTCAGATAATTGCTTATCTCCCTCTATCTTAGAGGCTAAATCTTTTAGAGCATCTATACCAGTTATACTACCAGCTATATCTAGGATCTCTGGAGCTACATCCTTGCCTTGCTTAACTAACCATCGCAGTGCATCTCCTACCCTTGTAGTTCCGTTTTTTTCTTTATATGATTTTTTATCTGGCATTAGTATCTGTTGCTTATGTTTTCGTATTCTTTTTTAGCATCAAAACTTGGACAAGCTTTAGAGCTGAAGTCTCTGTGTCCGTATATTTTTCCACCATAGCATAATCTTAACTCACAAAGTAAGTCTACTAACGCTTCTTTTTGTTCTTCTGTTCTTGTGTCTTTTGGTACGCTTTGTTCCCCATCTGCACTCATACCACCAACATAGGCAACTCCTATGCTGTCTCTATTATGCCCTTTAGTGTGTGCTCCACTTCTTTCTAACGATCTACCCTCTTGAATTGTGCCATCTAATAAAACCAAAAAATGATACCCAACATCAGACCAGCCTCGTTCTTCAACGTGCCATCGTCTTACATCTGTGATATCAATCTCTCTACATTCTGGTGTAGCAGTGCAGTGAACGATTATTTTATTTATTTTTCTTTTTATTGGTTTCATATATCTTCTGAACAGTGTATATAATAGAAGCCAGTAAAAGAATAATCTTTAAACTGTTCTCTACTTGCGTGAAGCTAACCCCTAAAGAAATAGCATTAAAAAACGCTAATCTTAAATCTCCTACACTCATAACATCAATCCCTTTAGAAAGTTATTCCATTTAGCTATTAAGTAAAACTGTAAAGCCTCTATTTTATCTGCAATGTATCTTAATCCTTTTACCATTATAATTTAAATTTTTGATAGTCCACACCATAAAAACTATGCACTCCATTACCATCTGCTATTGCTACTGCGCTTGACTTCCATCCGTAAGGGTGTTCTGCTTTTATTACATTGCCCTCTTCATCAATAGTATCTTGTATCTTCCAGGCTACATCCAAATGATACTTGTCGCTTAATACTGGGGCTTTTATTTCTTTACCCTCTTCATCGTATTCTCCTTGCTCTAAAATAATATGTCCGAGCTTAACGATAGCGTGTGAGTGTGTTGGGTACTCATTTCCTTCTTCGTCTGTTTCTACTCCTAAAGCCTTAATTTTAGCTTCAGCAGTCTTTTGGTCTTTAAATTCGTATTTTCCTATGTACATTTTATATAGTTGTTAATTTTTCTAATTCTGTATCACTCAATGCTTCTTTAAATACTGCAAGGCATTTGACGTTTCCGTAGAAAGGGAATGTTCCGTTTCCACTATTAAAGTCAATATTATTTAAAACACTGTCCGAAAGAACATTTCCAGAACTATCAACACCAACCTCTACTCCATCAACCCACAGCGCAAAATCATTTAAAGAGTATTTAAAGGCAATTTTATGATAATTTGTTATAGTTGCTGCAAAAGCAATACTACACTGCGCTATACCGCTAATTTGATATCTTGCAACAATTACACCACTTGCTTCATACCTCAAAACAACACCATTTGACGATGTAGAGTCGTTTAAAGTGATAAACCTTCTGCCTGTGTAGTTTTCAGATAGAGCTGCAATCTCTGCATATAACACACCCTCTGTTGAGTTTATTAAGTCGCTACTGCCAGCATTGTTACAGACATCTGCTAAACGAGTAACTGTGCTTCCGTTTGTTGATATGTAGGATGTAGCGTATGATATTGCCTCCACTTGAGCACCCCATAAATATAGACCGCTTGTGCCATCGCCTTGATATGATGCACCTCTTGTCGCAGTTGTAGATGTTTGCATAAAAAACGCTAAAGTCGCTGTTGCAGTAGATGTGACAGTAAATTTTAAAATACATCTATACCAATCATTTGACAAATATTCTATTTCAGCAGTTACAGAACCACCTGTAGCTGACACAACACCTAAATCTAAATCATAATTTGCGTATGATGAAGCTATGTGTGAGCTGCTTGGACTAATTTGCAATACACTTCTCTCTTTCTTTTTTGCATAAACACTAACCGAGTATGAAGTTCCACTTGTTAAAGTTAATGCATCCCCTATAAAGTGTTGAGCATTAGAACTGTTTTCAGTTAGTAAACTCGCGTTAATTGTACCATTAGGACTAATTGCAGAATTTGTAGTTATGCTTATATTAGTTTTAGACCAATCACTTTGACTGTAATCCTCTGAATACGTTACAAGATTTGTGGATTGATTTTCAAGTAAAAGACTACCCTCTCCGCTATAAGGTACTACTTCTCCATTCTCATAATCAAAGTTAGTATAGTTTATTCTTGGTAAGTCTGTATCTGTTACATCTTGTACTAAACCTAATTCGTTTACTCTTGTAGCACTTGAACCTCTTGTAAAGTCAAAGTCTGCTTCTATTATTTCTTTTACGCTTACGTTATCTACTGTAGCAGATATTAAACCACCCGCAGAAGCTCCCGCCACCCAAAAAGCACCATTTGTTGAAGTTGCAGTAAATTCCCCTTCAATTAATCCCTCTGTGTTAGATGTTGCTAAAACATATACCCCAAATATGTAAATACTATAAAAACCGCTTACATTGGATACATTTAAAGAGTATTTATATATTTTACCTACAACAGAAGTGCCTAACCCTTGTTGTAATCTTTGTAAATTAGGGACATTGTTTGCATTAGCTTTTCCCCCACTAATACTCCAACCCGTTCCTTTAGACCAATCACTATCCGTATCAAACGTACCATTAGTAACTAATTCACTACCAAAAGTTTTAGCGGGTTTAACACTATTCAAAACACCATCTTCATAAGCAGTAGGGGTTAGTATAATACTTGGTTTTGTGCCTACTCCGTTTAATAGTTGGTCTGTAACCCAACTGTTCTCGTACTCACTTGCTCTTTTATATAACTCATTTGTTAAGTCAGCGTTTAAGTAAATGTTCCCCCATTGTTCGTTAGGGTTTCCCCATTCGCTTCTGTGATATATTTCTTGTGCCATTTATAGTGTTGTTAATTCTATTGCTTCTGCTTCTGTTAATACTCTATCGTAAACTCTTGTATCATAAACTTTGCCCTCAAAAAATGCAGCAGTTCCATCTCTATTCGCAAAATCTAATCTTGTAAAATTTAATGGTACACTACCGCTTGTATCTGTGTGTACTAAACTACCATTGATAAATACTTTAAATTCATTTTCTTTAAATGTTAAAGCAACTTTATTTCTTTGTGCATCTAAAATTGTTTGTGTCGTATCTAAAGATACACCACTATCGCTTGAAACATATATTCTTAATTGATAACCATTTGCTTTGTATATAAAAGCTATTTTGTTTGCATCAGTTCCATCACTTAATCCTATATGGGTTTCTGTTCCTTCAAAATTAGTAGCATCTACAAAAAAAGTTCCCTCTGAAATATTAAACAAATCACCATCCCCACCATTTAAACACTCATCTTTTAATCTTGTGACTGTACTTCCTTCTGTTTTTATATAGCTTGTAGGGTAACCCTCTTCCACTTGAACACCCCATACATAAGCATACGCACTATCGGAAGTATCTGAAGCATCAACAGTCCCATCCGTAGCTCTTGGGCTAAAAAGCGTTGAAACAGTAGAACTAGCATCAGTATTAAAAGTAGCTGATATTCTTACCCATCCATTACCGTAATCTTCAACAGAAGAGCCTACAACAGTGAAATCACTACCAGCTACGCTTGTTGTTAGTGTGTTTGTACTAAATTGATATTTTACTTCGCCTCTGTTTGGATAGCTTCCTTGTTGTCTTATAGCAAAGAAATCTCCCTCGCCTTTTTTAACAAACATAGAAGTAGTTATGTCTAATTCTGCTGATGCTGATTTACTTGCGCTATCAATAACATAATTTGCAACAGTTGAAGTTCTTTGTACTTTGTCAGCAGTATATTCTCCACTTGGTGCTATTGTTTGATCTGCAGTTACAGTTGTACTAACTTTACTCCATACTGCATTATCTATTTGCTCTGAATAAAATTGTCTATTAACCCTCTGCGGTTCTAAAAGTAAACTTGGACAGTCGCTATTTAACCAATCTAATCTCGGTATATCATCAGTAACTTCCTCAATAAGACCATCCTTGCGTACTCTTGTAGCCTCTCCAGTTCTTGAAAATGTAAAATCCCCACT